CGTCCGTTGCAGTAAGTAGGATCTCATTAGCCTTCATCGTCCGACCTGCTGAAGAGACTCGTAATACTTACGTACGGCCTTACGACCCTTTACGTATCCATCGTGATAGCCAGAGTAGCGACCCAGCGCGAAGCTGATACCTGCCACCGCTAGCAAAATAAGCTGCCATACAGTCATTTTTATATCTCCCTTATAGCCATATTTTGACTACAGGAGAACTCTATAATGGAAGTTCTACCTCTACCAGCACATTTTGATAACGATATGGTAACGATTCTGCCTCGTCTATCGCATCGTCTAGCGAGCGCTGGAGATCACTTTCGCGGCCGGCCATAGACTTTACCTTGAACGGTGAAAGTACCGTCCTTTTCAATGTAGATAAGGTCGACCTGCACGTTACGGTTCTTTACGTACATAATGGCGAAAGCCTGCTGCCAGTTAGCCGTTCCTTTAGTGTATGAAGCCTGCTTAAAGTCCATAAGGTTTCCTACTTCAACTCCATGCAGAACACGCCCTAAACGGCCTCCTGAGGCTTCTGTAAAGCTACTACGGCCTGCGCGGTGAGTATGTCCAGAGATAATATTCTTACCATGTCGGCGAGCCGCTTCTAAGGCTGATAATCCGCCCTGAGGCTTAATAGGCGTATGGTCGCCATGAACGGCTACCCAATTAGGTGCAAGCGTTAAAGGGTTCTTATGGAAGGTAATGCCTAGCTCGTCAAACCGCATAAACTTCTCGAAACGCAGTTCCGGCAAGGAAAGGAAAGAAGGAACTTTCTTCATGATTGTATGGTAAAGGCGGTCGGTATGGTTAGAACGGATGCAGTCTGTAACGCCTAAATCCCATAGCAGGTCTACGCATCTATCGCGGTCTGCTGCTAGGGTCTGCTCGTAGGCTAATGGAGTACCTTCCGACCATTTACTAATAGTCTGGAAGTCTATTTCGTCGCCGATAGTTACTGTTTGGTCTGGTTTAAAGGTCTTTAAGAATCGAGCTATATTCTGAGTAACATGTACGTCCTCGAAAGGAACTTGTAGGTCGCTCAGGATTACGATCTTCTTCATCTAGTCCTCGTCATCGTCCTCGTATGGCAGCGGGTCGATTCTGTTAGGTAGTTCAGGAAGTATCCAGTCTGGGTACGCCTGTGGATCTGTAATAATTGCCAGGCATAAATCAACTGCAAAACCTGCTCGCCGTAGCGCTTTATACATCTCCTGAAGAGATATAGCCCACGCATCGAGAGCGTTATAGGTATCTAGGTCGATAGCCTTCTTACGTGCCATGACTTTATTCTCCCTTAGTTAGCAGCATTTCGTAGATTTTATCTACGCGTGTCTCCAAACGATTAACTTGGTCTTTTATAGAAGAACCGCTATTCGGCTTCAGTTCCGCTAAATAGTGAAGAACCACGAAACGAAGCAGTGCAGCTACACCAGTCAGCACCGTCACGATCGCTACTGCAATAGCAGCGTAGTCGGTCAGACTCACTTCTTCTTGTCGATGGCATCTACTGCAGCCTCGATAGCATCTACTGCTACATCGGCGATAGCCTTTTTAGCGCGATATGATTTAATAGCTGCACGAATAGCAGGAATAGCAATAATTCCTAAGCTAGCGACGATTACGGCTTCCATTATTTACCTCCGAGTAAAGGGATATTAAAGTAACTACCATCCTCGTCACCTTCTTTAGTGAACGAAATATGGCAGTGATGGTTATGCTTATTGCTCCCTGTGTATTTCCTCCATCGCCAGTTAAGGCGAGGTGATGCGATTCGGCCGTCGAAGATAACGTACGCGATACGCTTTTCTCCAGACTTTCCAGCGATACGAATCTGATCCGCCAGGTCTGGCATAATGTCCGGCTTTGGCTTACCTGATAAATCACGGTCGACGTCAATGGCACGTACCCATCCATTAGCATCGGGATTATGATCGCTAGGACGCGCGGCGTGGCGTGTATCCCCGACCCATCCATCCGAAGTTCTATCTCTATCACCGAAGGCATCGTCGATTTGCTCTCGAAGTTGCTTTCCGGCTGCGCATAGCCGAACCTTCATTATGCGTTAATTTCTTCTTCTGTTAGGCCTAGAGCAAGGAGTTTAGCTACACGTGAAGCGCGTAACGCCTCGCGGTTAGCTTCAGCATCTGCTTCTGCCTTTTCTAGTCGAGCCATTTCATCCTTAACTGCTTTAGCAGTTGGAGCAGTGCCTTCGAGGACAATCCACTCGATAGTTGAATAATCATTATCTGAATATACGAACTCTGAGCCTGGGCGTAGGCTTAATATTGCTCTAGTCATAAAGTCCATTATTAGGCTCCAATTTCCAATAGAATCATTTGTGCAGTAGTTCCGGTGTATTGAAAACGCATTTCAGCACTTGCGGAAGTGTTCTCCAGACGGCCTTGCGTCTTATATGTAACAGACGAAGTAGTAGCTGGTGAATCTAAATAATGAATACTTACATAAGAAGTAAGCATCGCATAGTCGGAGCTTGAACCATCCAAAATACCGTAAGTAACTCCTGAAGAAGTTCCATCTCCAGTCCAGGCGACAGTGGAGTCACGCATTAAACGAACTGAAGCGAAAGCACTACGATCAGAAGCAGCCGTCATTAAAGGCTGAAGAACCATTACTAGGATTTTGCTAGTAGATGCGGTAGGGGTAATTGAGCATGAAAGCCCAGAATCGGTTTGAGTGGTTGTAGTTAAAGTAGTCTGAGTTGAATAAGTATTAGAAACTACCTGGAGAACTTTTCCTCCACCGCCCGCAGCTGCCCACTTAACGCCATAAGTCTGGGCTGAGTCAGCAGTAAGAACATAGCCATTAGAGCCAATAGGTAAACGCGCTGGAGTGTTATCTGAAGCGCCTACGATTAAATCGCCCTTAGCGTCGATAATGGCGTTCTGGATAGCATTAGTATCGTCTGCCGCAACCCAGGCAAAATCAAGGTCTGCATTTGTAGCCTTAGATAGAACCTGTCCAGTAGTGCCACCCTTTAGGTCGACGAAAGAAGCATCTACGCCGTTAAGGGAGGTACGAATCGCTGCCGCACCATCTTTAACTAGATCTGTATCGTCTGGGGTTTCCCATCCGAAGTTAGTAGTCGTTGCCATTTATATCTCCTTTAGGCCACTATTGTAGCGTCTAGCCAGTCCAAACTGGCGTTAATTGTATTCCAGGTTTCAGCTGCGCTCACATCTTCCCACTTCATAGACTGAAGACTGAAAGCCGTAGGCGAAACGTTAAGGGTAATATCTAGGCGGTTATACCCAGCCTGGAACTTCCAGCCCTCGACGAATCCTTGAAAGCGACCATTAACCATATTTGCTGGTAGGTCTTGAATATCTACAGGTAAGCCCATAAATATATTAAGTAGTGAGTCACGATCAGCATCGTCGATTTCTGGGTTTCCTAGCGAGAACGTAATCGAATCGAATACGTCCTGCGGATAAGCACGAATACCTAAATAGAAATCTGCCTGGTTTACTGCATCCGCAGAGTTCTCGATAGTAGTTTCGATAACCTGAGCCTGGGCTCCGTAGGTTGCAATAGAGTTAGGCTCTGAAGCAGTAGCAGTGGCATTATTCTTATATTTAATCGTTACTTCATTACGAATATCACCAATACGGCGAATAGTTTTAATACCCTTAGAAAGAGCAGTATTTCCAGAAAGGCTTACATAGCCATTAGTGGCAAGATATGAGCTTCTATGGGTTGAGTCTGCATAGTTAATGCGACCCTGAGCATCTTCATAAAGGTATCCAAGCCCTGAGTTTGCTAATCCAGATACGAGGCTATAAACGTCAGTAGAGTTAGAAGATCTAGCCGTAAGCTCATAGTTTCCAGGTCGGTCGATTTCGCCAAGACCTGAGTTTTCAGCATTAGCCCAAGTAGTCGTAGGGTTATAGTCTACCCACTCTAAAGCTGCTGGAACTTCATCCCAAGTATTAAATAGCATCTGAGATAAAATACTATAAATCTGAGTTCCATCGTGAGCCTTAGCAAGTACGCCTGCAGTGATGGATTTAGGCAACTTAGATAAAGCTCCTAGAGCAGTAATGGAGATTATTTCGTTAATTTGTCCTGGAGCAGAAGATATAACCTCTACTGTGCGGTCGGTCACATTTCCACCGAATAGGTTAATGTAAGTGCCTGTAGAATCTTTAACTTTAATCGTAATAGAGTCATTTACATCTACTTCGATAGGTGTTAAATCAAGGTTAATAATCTGAAGATTCGCATAACCGGCACGTGGCTGGCTATAGATATCAGTACGGCCAGAAGCGATACTAAGGTTAGCCAGGGTGATATTAGTATAGTCACCATAGCCGTTAATGCTTACTGCCCACTCAGGCGTCCAGTTACTCATGCGTAGCTAAACGCTCCAGCCCCTAGAGTTCCGCGAGCGGTTGAGCGGTTGAGAACGTCGATAATGGTGCGAGCAGTTCCTTCTGGATCTATAGCTCCATTAACTGTAAGGTTAATAGTGGTTCCAGAACCGCCCATAGCGCCATTAGGAACGATTGCGCCGCTGCTATTAGGTGTAAAGAGTTCTGGCCCCTTTTCGCCTACGAGATAGGTAGTTCCAGCCGTTACAGGCCCACCAGTTGCGCGACCTCCACCGAAGACATTATCTATAAGTCCTGCAATTCCGCTTACAAGTGGATTATTTCGGACAAGGTTAATCATAGAGCGTATTCCGTTTACTACACCGTTAACTAAATCTACAAGAGTAGCGAATCCTGAGATAAGCCCAGAGACTACATCGCCTACCACGTTTAGGGCAGTCGATAAAACCTTACCGAATACTGGAGCATATACATCTCTAACGAAAGTAGCCACTAGCTTAAATAGGGCATAAAGAGGCTTTAACTTCTCTTCGTTATCTTTAATAGTATCTGCTACCTGGCTAAAAGCGCTGAATAATGCTTTAACGATAGGTACGAGAGCAGTCTTTAATGCAGGGATAACAAAGTCATTAAGGAAGTTCCAAATATTCTTAAAAGCCGGAACTAAGAAGTCTGTAACGAAAGTCGAGACGTCTTCCATGATTGGCTTCAGCTCATCGCCAAGCGTAGAAGCAAACTCTGAAATCTTAGGGATTACGTCATTTACTAGGCCAGTAACGAGCGGAGTAATAGCGTCTAATACGAAAGATCCTACGGTTTCCTTGCCTTCATCGAAAG